TAATTGGACTTACGGAAAATTAGTGCCATCTTCTCCCGGCGGTCTTATTCCGTGGGGAGCAGATTATCAGCGTAGACAAAATAATAACAAAGCATACAAATAGGAATTAAATTGAATAATAATGAAGGTGATGTACTTCACAGGCTATTGGCAGAGCGAATGCTCCAAGTATTGCGAGATGGTCGCGAAACAATAGCACCCGACGGCTCAACTAAGATGATTATGGCGACAGCAGCAGACTTTAACGCCGTTCGTAACTTTTTAAAGGATAACGGCATCAACGCAATTAAGACAGTTGATTCACCGCTCAACGATTTGGTAAGCGAAATGAGTATGCGCGGACTAAAATTCAGACCGAAGCAGGATATTAAAGAGGCAATCTAACAAGGGGACTTAATGACGCGAATAGCAGCTATAAGTTGCACACATTCTCCATTTACCCCACCGCCAACGCACAAATGGCTACTCGAAACACTCACTAAAACCAAAGGGATCACGCATTTTGTTCACCTGGGGGACATTTTCGAGGCAGCGGCGGCATCCGTTCATCCAAACGAATCGGATCACACGCTTCTAGACGAGTACAGACACGCCGCAGCGTTCCTAGCATCAATTCGTAAGGTACTCCCAACTAAAACTCACAATGCAATCATCATGGGCAACCATGACGACAACCTTATATCGCAAGACCCGCGCCGAATACCCAGGGCATTGCGCGACGTTACGGACTTCTTGCACACAGAGCCGTTCGCCAGCGAATCAAAGAAGTGGCACTGGACTCCGTACCGCAAAGACAAACTAGGTTGCGTTGAAATTGGCCCAGTAGTGCTAACACATGGCTTTGATACAGGGCAGAACTCCGATGAGCTAGAAGCACTACAGTTCTTTAACTTCACAGGTGGCGAAGCTCACAGATTATTCGTGCGCGGTCACACCCATAGACCGCAGCCACCAACACAATGTCGGCGCACCAAGAGTATTCCATTACCATATTGGTATTCCAATGTTGGAACTTGCGGCCCGAAACAACCAAAGTGGATGAGTCGGCGCGACACTTCGCAATGGGGAGCAGCAATGATAATTATAGATTTAATTCGCGATCCTTCACACCGTAAGCGCGGGCGACAATGGGAAGCACAACTTTTAACAATGGAGAATGAATAATGGCTAGAGATTATGCTAAGGAATATCGGGACTACCAAGGTACTGGTATCCAAATACGCAACCGCAGCGAGCGTAATCAGGCTCGACGAGAGATGGGATTAAAGGTAGGTGATCCGCGAGAAGTGGATCATAAGAAATCAATCAAGGATGGTGGCTCCAACGCTCGATCCAACCTTCGCGCAGTAAGCCGTCATACAAATAGAACTAAGGGATCGAAAAGTACATAAGACTTAGCATAAAAGTTTTAAAAATGCAGTTAATCACTTCAGATTAAAAAGGAAACATCATGGCAAAGAGCAATAAAAAACCAGCGTATTTACCACCCCCAAAAACCAAAAATGTTAAAGGTCAAAAATACAGCGGCTCACGCACCAAAGAAGGCAGGTCGAACAACAACACAACAACAGATGGCGGCACGCTTGCAACAAGTGGCCCAGTAAACGGTGGCGTAAGCACAGGTGGAAATGATGGAAATCGCGGTGGCAGTGGCAGCGGCGGCGGCGTTTACAACTTGACAGGAAATGCAAGGGCTGGCAACAGTGCCACGCCATTTAATTTTGGTCAACAAGCGGAACAACCGCAGTTTCTTCCAGAAGACCCAATAGGTCACTAATGAATGATAAGACGCAGGAGTATCTAAAAAAACTAGCGACTGACTTCCCATTCTTTCTAGAACAACTCTGGATTGAAATCGGAATGCCATCCATCCCACGCCATCACATCGAAATAGCCAAGTACCTACAAACTGGTGCAAGGCGACGCGGAGTGCTGGCGTGGCGTGGCGCGGCAAAGACATGGATCACCATTGCCTATTGCCTTTGGCGGTTGTTCACCAACGCAGCAACAGAACGCATTACCTATGTATCAAAGTCAGAGCGAGCAGCAAAGGAGTCGTTATACCTAGCGCGTAAGTGGCTAGGGCAAGCACGATTCTTGCAGCACCTAGTTCCAGATCGAGCAACTGGAGCGCGCGATTCAGCACTCATGTTTGACGTTGCAGGAACAGAGCCAGATCGAACGCCGTCATTCTGCGCCTACGGCATCACTGGTCAGATCACAGGCTCGCGCTCAACTTGCGTCATCGGCGACGATATTGAAACTTCAGAGAACACACTCACTATGGATATGCGTCGCCGCTTGAAAGATCAGGTGGCCGAATTTGAGAATATATTGATCCCTGGCGGGGACATTATATATCTGGGAACGCCCCATCACGAAGAAACGGTATACGAAGCCCTTATGAACGGCGGCTACGCCATGAAAGCATGGCCAGTGAGTCACCCAGGATCAGAAGGCGTATCTTGCCCGCTCGGAGATATGTACGCCGACATGGAAGAAGGCGAACTCGCATGGCCAGAGCGATTCAACAAAGAGGAAATGGCGGCGCGTGAATCAGCCGAGGGTCGATCAAAGTATTCAATGCAATACCTTCTGCGCTGGAAACTCGGAGAAGATACAAAGACTCCACTAAGGCTATCAGATGTCATAGTCTTTGCTATGCAGCCGACCAAAGCACCCGCTTCAATAGCCTGGGGAAAGACCAATTCAGCAGGGCAAACTACCCGCTGCGAGGACATCATTTCACTAGGCTTTGTTGACGATTGCTACCACGCACCTATAATGTTTGATAAGGAGTGGCAACCCTACACAGGCATCCGAATGTGGGTCGATCCATCGGGCAAGGGAACGGACGAAACAGCCATCGCCGTAGTCGCCCATCTTAACGGTTACCTATGGGTACTGCATATCGACGGAATGGCGGGGGGATACAGCTCCCAGGTCATTGAAACCATCGCTTTACTAGCCAAAGAACACCATGTTGACACCATGTATGTCGAAGACAACTTCGGGCAGGGCATGATGGTCGAATTGCTCCAGCCAGCCGTAAACAGGCTCGCAAACGATACGGACAACGCAGGAGAGGAAATATGGGGATGCAGCATTGAAACCGTTCGCGTATCTGGTCAAAAAGAGATCAGAATCATCGAAACCCTAGAACCGATCCTAAACCAGCATCGGCTCATTATGCACCCCACAGTGGCCGCAGATAAGACCCTGCAACGCCAATTAACCCGCATAACAAGACTACGCGGTTGCCTTGACCACGACGACAGGATAGAAGCCCTGGCAATGGCTTGCAAAATGTGGAAGACCGACATGGCGCACGATCCCGACATCGCCGCCCAAAAGAGCCGCGAGAAGTGGATTCTCGCCAAGATCAAGGAAATGAACGGCAGCACAAACAAAGACAACCGTTGGTTCAAACACTCCTAGGAATGGCCGCGACTGTATGATGCAAACCTAGCATTCCGCAATGCGGATATGGGGGTTAAAATCCCCCTACAGTCTGCGGTACTATGTAAAAATATTGACTATACTTTCATAAACAGCAAGTATTGAACACAAGGATCAATAGCATAGCGACCCAATGCACCCGACTCATAATCGGGAATACCTTGGTTTGAATCCAAGTTGATCCACTAAATTCGCAGAGTCCGTTTTGTCGAAATCAGCGATTTACGATTTAACATAATACAGAAATCAACCCATAGTAAACTCTAGAGTAGTGGCGATTGCAGATTAAAAACAAGGTTTCTCTAGGAATCAACGTCCGAATAAAAGTGGAAGCACGCTTCCAGTTTTGCCATAAAGATAATAAATGCCATTCTGATTCAATAACGCCACTTTTAGACACAAAAAGAGTGCATTTCCTAATCTGCTCTATCTGACTGGGTTGTAGATACAGAAAAAAATCTCTCCTAGGGTACTAGGTACTCGGAACTCGCCAAGAATTCTAACAAAGCAGAAACAAGAGAAGTAGAAAATAAGAAAATGTAATATTCTAGATAGAGGGGTACTCACTTCTGTTTAGAAAAAATAAAAATAAAATTTAATAAAAAGGGAAAGCCTATGGATCGTTTCCTTGAAATTCAAATCGGCTCTCTCACAATTCCCATCACCAGTTGCAAGTTGGCCAAGAACGACTGGGGGGAGTCCCAACTCCATCCGTACTACGCCATCCGCGTAAACGAAACCGTCACCGACCCCCAACACATTGCCATGACCCTGCTACACGAAGTCCTAGAGGTCATAAGCGAAGCCTACGGACTCAAGCTCTCCGAGTGCCAAATCCGTATCCTGGAACAAACCCTAAGCGCAGTGGTCATTAACAACACCCTAGCCTCTAACGACTGGCTTTCTGCGCTTCGAGGCAGCACTGCGCTACCCAATCGATTCTTAGAGCAAAGTAATACCAAGGACTGTCCTGATCGCTAGAACGCGGCAGAAGCGATTCTATGGGGTCTGTATAGGAAAGGGGAGAAACCTATACGCATCCTAGAGAAGCACATAGAACTTTACCTTCTGAAAAATGGAAGAAAACTTGTGAAGGGCAGGTTGACATTCACACAGGCCGCCCAGTCCCCCAGCCCCCCCCATGCGCCGCGCGTTCCCCCGCGCTTGGAATCGCGATTCACGCCACGCGAAGGGCGCGCGCGCCACAATCGCGCGCCGAACGCCCGCCACGCGCAGGAACTGCCATAGTTCAAGACCACTAGGGACGCGAACGGTCCGGCGCGCCGGTGCAAGCTCGCCGTGCCGGCAATTCGCGCGCCGGACCGCGTCGGCGCGTAGGTCCGCATAGACGCACCCACCCACAACCAAAACTATCACGCCCTCACTAGCCATATCCACACCCGCAAAATCGTAGATTCTTTTGCACCAGACTTGACGCGCTCTATATATAGACTATCTTTAGTGTATGGCTTGAAACGTTCAAGCTTCAAATTCTCTTACACAAGGACACTAAGACAATGATCGTCACGAATATCAAAGCACTACAAATAGCATTGAAAGCACTAGCACCGTTCCGCGCGGATGAACATATTTATGGCAAGGGTTCCAACCGATACGCGATTGAAGGCGTTCAGATTGTAGCACACGCGGACTCATTAAAAGTAGTCGCGACAGATGGACGCAAACTAGCCGTAGCCGAAATTGCAGAAATTCAACACGGAACGGAAAGCTTTATTTTGAGCGCGCATACTTGCGAATGGATTACCAAACTATCACCGCTCGACTCGCGATTGTCACTTCAAAAAGAGGGCATATTCCAAACAACCATAGAAAAAAACGATACGACGTGCTACAAGACAAACGGAAGCGACGGCAAAACGCGCTTGTATATCGACGGCACATTTCCACCATATGCGGACGTGATCCCCAAGATGACGGATGCAATCATGCTAAACAATAAAAGCACGTTGGAAGTAACTTCAATCGCGCTTGAAATGCTCGGTGAACTCGGCGCATTCTGCAAGGTAGTAAACAAGAACCGCGCCAAGGGTGAACGCGCCACTATGCGAATTCAAACCAACGGATCGAGCGCGACACTTGCAACTTGCGTTGGTGAATTCGGAACTATCTACACGGTGGTACTCATGCCTTGCAAAACTGACAAGCTCGACGATTACAAAACCGCGCTACGCATGAAGCTTGACGAACAACGCGCGGAAATGCTCGCCAAGCGCGACGCGCGCGACGATTCAAAGGATGATTCAAACGATCCAACAAGCGCGGAACACGTCGCCCCTGGAGCGAATTTTTCCCCAGTGCGGATAGAAGCATTGTTGAGCAAGTAAACCAAACGCGCCTAGGAACGCGCGCCGCCGTGAAGTATGGCGGCGCACTTCCTTAGCACGTTGCTAAGACTTAACTATCACAACTATCACAAGGAACCACACAATGACGGAAGCACAAGCAGAGCGCGCGTTTCATAGAGAATTCACAAAGATCAACAAGAAGTTTCTAGTTGACGAAATTAACATGATCGCGCGTACAAAATTCACGCCCTCGCCTATCGCGCCGCCCGAATCGGCGCAAGACTATCTACAACTCCGCTACCTATTCCAAAACAC